TAGGATTTTTATAATAGTCTGTGCCCGTATTTAGTTTTGGTGACATATATTAGCAATTACCACAAGTTCTGCATTCCATAGTAAGCATATAATTTTGTAATGTAGTAGTAACATTATCTATTTGTGCTTGATCACAATCTTCGCTAATAGCAATAAGAACAGTTCTATATAAAGCATGAGCTTCTAAAAACTTTCTTAGAAACTCTTCATTACATTTATCACAATCCATTATTATTTGTGCAGCGTATGCTTGAAGAATACAGAGAACTTGATCCATTATTATAATTTTTTAAACAGATAAAAGAGGGAGGGAATAAATCCCTCGCTCTCTTAATATCTGAGGTAACTAACTATTAGTCAGTTCCTGCATCTAGATCAAGTTGTTCCATTTCGAAGTTAACATCGAAAGTATCACAGAATCTTGCCCACCACTCTAATAAAGTATCAGTAGTTACAGCAGCAGCAGCAGCAGTAGCAGTTCCTAATAAAGTAGAATCACCCACATCTACAGCAATAATTAATCTCTTTCGAGAAATAATTGCTCCTTCTGCAGACTCATGACCACCATCAGTATAATCAACGATTAATTGACCATAGTAAGCAGTAGTTTGCGTAGTTCCTGTTCCTACAAAGTAATCATAACCAGATTTTGGTTGATCTTGAATTGTAGCTCCTACATAAGGTTTATTATGTCTAGAATTAGCTATTTCCATTTGTTGGATACCAACACCATAACCTTCAGGTTGAACTAAAGCAGTAGTATCTGTAACAGTTCCATTACAATCTAAGTTACATGATAATCCTACATAAAAATCTACCATATAAGCTGGAGTATAATTTACATTATTACCACCAGAAGGATTAACTTGTGCAGCTCCATTTAATACTAAAGACCAAGTAGAATCAGCATAAGATTCACCAGTCACTTTAGGTAATACTTGAATATCACTAGCACCACCAGTAAGTGCTACTGTAGCTAAGTGCCAAGGTCTATCTAATGTAATAGTTAAAGCAGTAGCATCTACAGCTTCTACTCTATAGTAAGTAGCGTTACCAGCAGCAATTGTACCAGCAGCTCCAGTATCAGGTAATCCAATAAAGTCACCAACAGCTACATCAGTACCACCACCATAATCAATATCAGTAGTACAGTTAATAATATTAGAACCTTTTGTCAATGTCCATATCTCATCATTATCATAATCAGTTACAGTTAAAACAGTAGTACTATTTCTTACAAGTGCAGAAGCTAATGTTTTAGCTGTTCCTGAATTCATAGCTGAATCTTGCTCAGCCATTAACTGCTCAGAAAGTCCCATAAGAACATCCCAAGAAGCCCCATCAGGACACCCACATTCAGTACCACAACATCTAGTTACATAAGAATAGGTTTTAACCATATCTTGATAACCATATGTTTTAGCAATTTCAGGAGATTCATATCTCACTTTTAAACAATATTCAGTTTCGCAATCGATATTATCAACTCCACTAATTGTAACTATTTTTGCTGTACCAGCTGCCCCCACTTGATAACGGACAGATCTAACATTTCTTATAGGGATAGGACTACTCTTTTTAAGAGCGTTATTCCCATCCTCATCTGTATACTTAATAGCCCAGGTTATAGCTCTAGCCATAGGCCCTGCAGCCGTTCCTACAATCTCTGATGTTCCGACCAATAAATTGGTATCAGCATCATAAGCGTATATTTCACCAGCAGTCCCAGAACCTGCAAATGTAGCAACATTGGCATCTTGTGCCATAACATTGTCTACAAAAGGTACCAAGACATCGGTTTTCATATTTCTTGTACTCATCTTTTTTAATTTTTAAAATTATTATTCATTTAATTGTGTCTTCAAAATCTTACTTTGAAGATTTGGGTGGTCTAAATCACCCGAGGCTATCATAACGGCTATATCCACAATCTCGTGATGTGTATGTTCAGCTAATTCACAACTATTACTAGCAGCTGCTAGCTGTCCGTTAGGATAGATATAAGATGAACCACCTACTCCAGCACCCCACGATATACGTAAAGGCTCTCGTAAATAATCCAGTCTTAAATTATTCAAAATAAAAGTTCCATCGGAATATCCTATAATCCTACCAGAACATTCTGGAAATTCAAAGTCGCCACCTCCAATTGAAGAAAAGCCTTCCATAAAAACTATAGGAATCTCTTCCCACTCAAAAGATGGAGAATAAAAAGGATCTTGTAAAACATTATCAAGATCATCATGCTGTACTTGTACAGTTGATACACCTTGTTTTTCTTCACAACCTCCTTTTTCTATATCTGCTCGACTTCTTATATGAAACATATAATTATCGGGCACACAAACTTCATAAGCATCGAGATCAACAGAAGAAGTAGTAAAAGGTAAAACATTACCTTTAACTACTAACTTTCTGAGATCATCTATCCTCTTTTGAGTTGTTTCAAAGCCTTGACGTTTATTATTAGAAATGCCATAGCGTTGTTTTATAAAAATATCTTGAGCCTCATTTAGATACCAATCTATCTCAGGAACAGTCAAATTCTCATAATCCGAACTATCAATTTTGTTAAGTTTTAACTTAACTTCATAATGCATTTCTGTAACATCCATCTACTTCTTAGTTTTCTTAGCTTTCTTAGCAACTGTTTTAGGTTTAGATTCTTTAACCTCTACTTTAACAAACGGTTGCCCATCAGTTGTATCAGTTATTTCCTCTTTAACCTCTTCCAGTGTTACAGTATTATAAGAAGGAGTTCTAGCTTCTAAATCACTTTTAAGCTTAACTAATAGTTCTTGTTTCAAAGGATCTAATAAGTTATCCACTGTATTATCATAATCGAAACCTACCTGCTGATCATTATATAAATAAGCAGTTCCTTTTCGTCTGAATACACCAGTTCTTTCTAAATCAAAAACAAGAGCTTTAATCTTAATATGCTCAGGTGTTGTAGAAGCAACTTTTAAAAAGTCACTTGGATCCTCTTCAACAATTTCATATAATTTAGTATATACGAAATCTCTAGAAGAGTCTGCAGTGTACCTTCCATAAATTTTTAATAAATCTATCTTCTTTTCGCTAGATAAATTATTAAATACCTCTATGGCTCTAGTCTTCAATTCTACTTCATTTGCTTTTTTCTCCAGCTCTTGTACCTCATCAAAAATGATATACTTAGCTGATGGCCATCTACCATCATCAAATTCCTTTTGGGAATTAGCTACAAATCTACTAGCTTTAAGAAGCTTAATTTGTACTTCCTGCAAAGGAATACTTAGATCATAGATCATGGTTTGGTCTTTAAGTTTAACACGGAAATCGCTCCAGTACTCAGAGGTAGATACAAGATCAGCTCCAAGAGCCGACCCTAATCTACTTTCATCATCTGAATCAAGTCCAGTTGCTAATTTACCAATCCGTGAATCGTATAAAGCCATCAAAACATCTGAAGTATCTTGAAATTTAGAACGGTTTAAATCATTTAAACCATGCCATTTTTTTCTTATAATCGGTTTTACATAAACCAAAGTTCTTTTACTCATCATTAATTATTTTAAGTTAGACTAATTTTCTTGAAGAATTAATTCTCCGCAACGAGTTACGTCATCAATCTGAATACCACATTGATCGTGAACGATCATAGTATACGAATCTTTAGCATTACTCATTAATCCACCTTTATTAGGCCCATAAGGAGTTTGTAAACCAGAAACATATCCTAGTTTATAACCATTTTTCTTATGAACATATTTGATATTGCCCATACCGTCACCGCCTCCAAAGTCTAGGAAAGTAAATCTCATAGACTCAACAGGAACTTGTAACTGTGAGTGCATTTTTAAGTTAATCTCTCTATCATCATACACAGGATTGTGTCTTAATGTTAAAGAAATTCCATTAGGTCCGTTATATTTAACGAACTGTCCACCGAATTCTAAATTGCTTCCACTTCCCCCAACAAACTTACTATCAGTAGTTAAGAAAGGAGCAGATGCGTTCATCATCGCTTGGTGGAATGCTAACATACCATATTCACCTGTAAAGGCTACAATATTTCTGTTAGACATGTCTACTCTACCGAAGAAAATATCCAATAAATATTCACGGATTAAACTTTCAGTTAGTGTAGAATAATAGTGAATGTGAGAATCTTCTAACAATTCCTGAACTCCAGGACCTGTTCTTGCAATTCTACCATTAGCTCCAGGAACAGAAGAGTTAGATCTTCCATACCATAGAGATCTTTCTTTTTCCTTGTGCCATTGAATCCAGTATTCAGCTTCAGCATACTTTAACCATTTATAGTCTTTGTATACTTTACCTTCTGCATCCATTAATGCAACTACTAACGCTTGGTTAGCAGCATCCCCCGTAACTGAGTATTCTTTTCTTAAAGTAGATAAAGAAGATTTCAGTTTCATAGGCATTGCATAAGTAGTAGAACCAGATTGATCACCACCTTCTTCATAAATAGAGAAGTATTTAGTCCACTGTGTTCCTACTTTCATATAGTCAGGATCTAAAAATAAACTATTATCATCAGTTACTAACCTCATGAAATAAATAAATCCATCTCCATCTGCTATAGGTTCTCTTTGTATTCTACAAAGATACTTCTTGTCTGGAGTAACAACGTCTCCAGGTTTCCACCAGTCTTCATCAACTTTTAATCTGAACTCAGTACCAGCAATACCAGGATTAGTGGTGTTGCCTGCAGCAGCCGAAGCTCCTGATTCAAAGTTTTCTATTACTACTAAAGGGCGAGAAGATGATCCCATCAATTCCCATTCCCATTCAAAAGACTCTATTTCGGATGTTTTACCCATCCCCTTAGTCATAGCTGTTAAAGGATTATCTGCTAAACGTGAAGCAGTAAATACTCTAGTCAATACTGAATCAAATTTATGAGGTTCAGCCATAAATGCGTTCCCCAAATGATTCATTTCAGTAAAGTTAGCATGCCAAGGACGAGTCATTGTTACCAATTTTGATTGTGCTCTTGCCATCTTTTTTTAAATTTAAATTAATATATTAAGTTATAATTCCCAAGAAACATTAGATTTACCACCTGTTTTCTTGTTCCCCCCAAACTTCGCTTTAGTATCCGTTAAACTTTTTTTGTTTTGAAGACTAGTTCTAAGTTTAGAGCTAAAAT